TGGATGATGTAATCACTGCCGAGGATGTCCTTGGCCGTGACGACCTTGGCCTGCACTCCGTACATCTCCTGCCCGTCTTTCGCGTGGCCGGTGACTTCCTGCTTGTACTCGTAGCCGGGATAGGAGGTCACGTAGGCGATGTTGTCGGGGCGCTTGACGCGGATGTCCAGCCAGACGCCCGCCTTCTCGTAGCTCAAGGTGGATTGGCTTTCTTCGGCGTTGGGACGAAAACCTTTTTGCTTGAGGAATTGATCCACCGCCATCAGGCCAAGGCGGTAATGGTAATGGCGCTGGCCGCTGGTCAGCGGCTTGGCGGGCGCTTTCCGTTCGATGGCGGTGCCGTGGGTGTCAACAACCCAGACCCGCTCAATTTTCGCTGGGAGCATGTTCATCAGCCCGCCAGTCCAAGCCTGCGCACTTCTGCTCCAAGTTCAAGCGCGGTTGGCTCTGGAGACTCAAGCTCAGCCACAACCTTTCCGGCTTTAGTGATGACGAATTTCTTGCCCATCTGCACTTGGTCTACCACATCGCCGGGGCGCTGCCGCAGGTCAGTCATGGTGATTTCTTCCTGCTGGCCGCTGAGCAGTTTCATGTCTGTTAGCTTTTGACTCATGTACCAAAGAACGAAAAAGGCGTCCCTCGCGGGACGCCTTGTGAAACGGAGTGGGAGGACGCTTAGATCGTCGTGCCGGTCGGGTCGATGTTGCCCGCGCCAGCATTGATGTTGTTCTGCGTCGTCGCAGGCCCGGTGACCGAACCCCACTTCTTGATGAGTTCGTTCCGATTCCAGCCCTCGTCGTAGCCCCAACCCCGGCGACCGACCGCCACAATGTCGATCTGCGCACCGCGCAGGTCGCTCTTGTTACGGATCACAGCCGAGATGTTGACGTTGGTATTGCCCGACCCGAAGAATGCCACGCGCTTGCTGACAAGCACGTAGTGGCGAGTCGTGGTACCACCGGGAGCCACTGCGAAGCCAAGGAAGTTCGCCGTAAACGGAGATGCCGTGTAGGTCGTGTCGATGGTGGCAAAGCCCGAAGGGGCCGTGACTCCATCATACTGCCCAAGACGGATGTAAGCGGTGTTCGGCCCCGTGTTCTCAAACACGAAGTCGATAGCGCCCAGCCGGTCGTTGGCAGACTCAGCGTACCCTTGGAACACGTTTGCGTCTACGCCGAACGGAACACTTGATACTTGGTTCATAGTTTTGCTCTTTCGTTTTGGTCTGCCAGTCACTCAACCGGCATTTGTTCTTTAACCACTCGTAACAACACAGGCTCGCGCCCGCGCAGCTAAAAATGTTGACAGCCAATGCGCATAGACGTATCAGCACTTCAAAATGTGGTGCGTCATGTCCACCATTTCATCTTCGGTTAGCTCGATTCCAACCTTGCTGGGCGGCACTGTTTTGAGGTAGCGACGACAAATGCCCTCGAACGTCCAGTCTGGGTTTTCAACCACCTGCTCCGGGGGCGTCTCGTCATAGTTGTACTGCGCCACCGCCCGGTTGAAGTGCGGGTGGCGGAAAAATTGTTCCGCTTCATCGTGGCTGCTCAGCACGACGCGGTAACGGTGCTCGCTCTGTTCAGCGGCGAGCTTTTCAAATTCATCCAGCGTGACTTTGCGGTACTCTGGGTAGCCACTCATGGGCACCCATTCAACCGACATGGCTTTAGTGTTTACAATGCCCACCCGCTTGGACTGGCCTGTCTCACCCCAGTCCTGCTGAAACGGGGAGCCGACGTAGTGGATGCGCGGAGTCACCGACTGCGGCAGATGGATGTGGCCAAGCAGCGCCAGATTGAACGGCTGTAGCGCTTCCTGCGGGACGCCGGTCAAAGCCTTGGCGTTCTGGTAAAACGCGCCCTGAACCTCAAAATGGCCGAACAGGATTTTCGGGCCACGGATGCGCCGGGCCTCGCGCATCAACCACTCGGTGAGATCATTGTAATCCGCCGGGTAGGAGACGAAGAACAGGCACACGTCGCCAAGCATCTGAGTCTGCCTGCCGTCGACGACACTGAACCAGTGGTCGAATAACCGGCGGTTGTTTACACTTGTGTCACGCAGGTATTGCTCGTGGTTGCCGGTGAGCTTCCAGCGTTCACCCTCCGGCAGCTTGGACATGCCGGTGCCGAGGTATTCGACCGTCGGGATGGGGATGGATGACCGGTCGTCGGTGGTGTCGCCAAGATCGACGATGCCGGTGCAACCGTGTTCGTTGTAGATGCGGGCGATGTCCTCGAAGAACTTTTCCGTGCGATAATGCTGCAAGGTCACGTTGGGCCGGGTATAGCTCAGTTCGTCCCCGTCCGTGGCCTGTAGATCAGCGTAGCAAAGCAGTTTCATCACAAAGCACAGAACGGACTTTCATTGAAGTTCAATCATCTTAGATGCGTTTTAACGCCTACGGGGGTTTGGTTCTTCAATGGTGTGGAACTTAATTTGATGAAGCTCTGCTCATTAGTGGCGAATGGCCGCGAGATTTGTGCGGTTGAAGTTGAAACCCCGCCGTGGCTTCCGGTGTGTCCCAGTGTTCCTAAAAGCTGGCTGCGCACGGTGGTCGCACGGGCGCTGCGGGAGTATTTCACACGGGAGGGTGCGTATTTAGAGTGTCATGACCGAAGCACAAGCAGCGCGATTCTTAATTGAGGAACTGCCCGCGATGGTGGATCGAGTCCTCCGTGAGCAGGGCTATGACGACACCATGCCGAACGGAAAACCCGGAGATGATCTGCCAGCGGATCAGGAAGGGGCGCGGGAAAAAATGTCGGCAGTCACCAACCGCATCGCGCTTCAAATTTTCAGCGTGCCGTCCCTTCAGTCATTTTTGGCTGACTACGCTGTGGTGAGCACCGGGCGCGACGACGGCTCCATCAAAGTCCAGCTTGATTTCCTGAAGCTGCCCAAGGAGATCATTCCCGAACTGGAGAAGCTGCTGTCGGTCGATCACTTCAAAGACCACAAGCTGGTCAAGTACATCAAAAACGGTCAGGCTCGCACCGGGCTGGAGATCGAGGTAACTCCGAAAGACCTGCCGGGCACCCCGTACGACTACGCCTTCTAATGCCTTCCGAAACTGCCAAAAAGGCTGCCGGAACTTTCATTCCTGACACGGTTGTCCAGCTACCCAACACGCTGGCATGGGCGACGGCGGAATGCCGCAGCGGCTCATTGAAGGTGCCGGTGCGGAAGTTTTGTGATGCACAGGAGGAAATTATCGACCCGTCAATGGTGATCGTGGAGAGCGTCACCAATGACTGTATACAATGTAGGATACCGTGTCGCGTTTCGGATCATGAAACGGCGGGCACCTTTCCCTTCGATGTCCGGTTTGTGCTCGATCCCCAGACTGGCGTATGCCGCCGCGTCTAGGCACCGACGACATCCAAGTCCTGCGTCTTGTCGGCAGGATCGCGATATTCCAGCCGCCCAGCGAGAAAATCACAGACGATCTTTCGAGCGAGGCGATTGGGGGAGTTGACGCCCGTAATCGGATCGCGGTCATAGATTTCACTGAGCGTCTTGGCTTGCGTTCGTGTGATACGAAAGCTGACGACCTGCGGGCGCGTGACGCGGTGTTTGCGCGTCGCCTTTCCAGCGTTCGCGGACTTGTTGTTGGTTTTTGCTGTCTTAGCCATGCCCCATAGAACGGAATTTTTCAGAGTTTCCTGTTCTGGTAGTTAGAACGATATGGCTGATTCACGAACCAGCAGCTTGTTGAGGTACATGGGCCTCACCGGAACCAGTGGTGCCCGCACCGGCTCGCTGGTACCCCGCGCCCAAACGCCCGACGCCGATCAGCGGCTCTGGCAGGAGTTCCAAGACGCTGGCCGCGTAAGCGACCCGGAGATTTGGACGAAGTTCAACACGGTGATGAAGCGCCCGACGACGTTCGATGCGATGCTTCAACTGTGGGATGAAATGGCGCAGTGGGATTTGGTGGCCGCCGCGCTGGTGGAGATCGTGGATGAGGCCACGCAGGTTGACGCCAACTCTCCCGGTGCAATCTGGTTCCAATGCAATGACTCTGCCTTCGAGGAAGAACTCAACGATCTCATCGTCCGGCTGGATGTGGAGACGCTGATCCAGTCGCAGGTTTGGTACATCGCGGCGATGGGGAACCATTTTGAGAAGCTGGAGTACGCGCCCAAGGAAGGCGTGCTGGGCATGTCTTTCGTCCATCCGATGGAAATGCGCCGCTACTGGCTGGAGCGCAATCGCAAGTGTGTCGGCTATCGCTGGCTCAATCACAAGCCCAACAAGGAGGACGTATTCGTCCAGCCGGACAACAGCACGCCGGTTGAGCGTGTGTCGATGGCTTCCGGGCAGAATATCGAAGACCTTTGGTACCCGTGGGACTTTCTCCACTTCCGGCGCATGTTCCGTATGCGCGTGAGTGAGCACGGCGAGCCGATTTTCGCCGAAGCCGACGGCATCTACAAGAAGCTGCGTCTGGCCATCGACCAGATGGTGGTGTGCCGCGCTCAGGTACAGCCCGACCGCTACGCTGTGTCCATTGACGTGCAGGAGCAGCCGCCTATCGAGCAGATGAAAACGGTGCAACGCTGGCGGCAGACACTCCGCAGCAAGCTGGCCTTCGGACAGGTGGGCCTCCAGAACGACCTGAACAGTGCGAGCGACTTCACGGCCTACTACAACGCGCTGGCGCTGGACACGATGATCTACATTGCCCAACCCAAGGGCTTCAACAACGTCATCACCAAACTGCCCGGCACCGTGGATGTGCCCGATGTATACGACATCGAGTTGTTGACCGACCTTTTCTATTCGATCATCGGAATGCCGAAGGCGTGGTTCTCCGGCGGCCAAGGCAGCGGCGGCGGCGGTGAGATGCCCTCTGGCCGGGCGTTGCTCGCACAGGACATCCGGTTCCTGCGCAAGATCAAATCCATCCGCAAGCCCCTCATCAACGTCTATCAGTGGTTGGGGTATTTTCACGCCGTGCTGAAAGGCAAGGACGTGGAGAAGCTGGACATCAAGTGTATGATGCCGCAGATCGGCTCGCTTGAAGAACAGTTGAAGCTGGAGATGCTGGGCATTCAGGCCGACGTGCTTCAGAAGTTGGGCGACGTGATGGAGCAGTATTCGCTGCCCAAGGAGGCGTGGATCGACACCGTGTTCAAGCGCTACATGCACCTGCCGGACGAAGTGGTGTCGGTCTTCATGACCGCGCTGCCCTCTGAGATCGAGCAGGAGCAGGATAAATCCGAGAGCAAGATCAGGCGAGCCGCGCCGTCCACGCTGAAGCTCATCAACGAAATCCACGAGAAGATTTCCAAGACGCCCGGAGCCAGTGACGCCATCCGCATGTTGAAGGAGGTTGTGTACAAAGAGAAGTTGCTGGATCGCCCGTTCGGCAAGTGGACGCGGGAACGGGTGCTGGAGCGCTCACCGATGAAGGAGAACGACGTGGTGATCTCCAGCTACGGCAAGCATCCGTTCGAGATGAAGCGCCGGGGCGTCTCCGAAAGCAAAACCACGGAAGGCAGCCAGACAGGTGTTATTCAGGCCAAGGTCGACAACCGATCCAAGACATGGGATGACGACGGAGCCACCCCGCCAATCAGTGAATCAGCCAACGGCAACGGTGAAGGTGGTGTGGGCAGTCCGTCGCCATACCGTAAATGGATGGGCTAATGTCGCTGCGCATCACAGATTTTGACGGCGTAAACCTGCTGGAGCAACCGCCAGAGGAAGTCAGCATTGTTGCGACAGCGGTGGTGGGCGGGCGGGCCACGGTGCAATGCCTTATTATCGAGGAAGGCACCCTTCCCTACGATTACGTCACGGGCACGGTCTTCTGGGATGACGGATCGCGGCCAGTTGTTTACAACGGCACCACATCCGGCACCCTGACCATCGACACGTTCCGCAATCTCCAGCCCGGCGACTACGTTGTCCGGGTCGAGGCCCACAACTACGACACCATTCCGCCGGATTGCGGCAGGCCGTACTGGAACACGGTCAGCGTCAATTTTGCCTTCGAGGTCAGGCCACTCAATCAGGAACCGGTCAAGACGCCGATCATCTTCGGGCCGATCTTGCCGAAGGACGCCGGGTATCCCAACGCCGACCAGTGGCTTTGGAATCGCGGCGAGGACATCGAAATTCTGGCGTCGTCGGTGAAGATGCTGCTTACCACATCCAAGGGTGAGCGGATGATGCAGCCGGAGTACGGAACCAATCTGCGCTTGATTCTGTTTGAACTTCAGACCACGGGCATTGAAGGCTTGGTGCAACAGGAGATTGTTGATGCGCTGACTCGGTGGGAGCCTCGCGTCATTTTGCAGTTCTTAACAGTTGAAAGAACTGGTGAACGCGAAGTCACTGTCAGTGCAACTTTTGTCAGCAAGCTCAACCAACGGGATTTCAACATCCCGATGGTCTTCAGTCCGTGAACAAACCTGAACAAACCACTTACGACCGCCGCGCTTTTGTCGACCGCTTCATGAAGGACGGCGGGCTGACCTACAGTCAGGCGTGCCGGATGTACGATGTGATGTGCCGGGTGTTCGAGGAAGCCATCATCACAGGCAACAAAGCGACCATTGGGCGGGTGGGAGCCATCGTGCCTTGCTGGCGTCCGCCCCGTGATATTCAGATGCACTTTCGCAAGAAGGGCAAGCAGGTGGAGAAGGGAGTTCACCGCACTTTTTTCATGGACGGGCGCTTCGATTTCAAGTTTCGGCTCTACCGGCGCTTCTTGGAAACGCGCCAGTTAAAGTGGTTGCTCGATATGCCGGTGGACAGAGGTAGTTAAGACGTATGGCCATCAAACCGATTGACCTGCCAGCAGCGGCGGGAATTGATTACAGCGGCGGCGATGTGCGGCACTTCGCGCAGGGCGACGCCGTGAACGTGCCGGGCTTGAGCAACCCAACCCGCAATCTGGCGGAGCGCGACAACCTGCTCGCGGAAAAAGTCAATGAGGTCGTCAGTGTTGTAAACAATCAGGAACAGTTTGTCCCGCTGCCGGTGGTGCGCACCACGGTTCCGCCCAGTGAGGAAATCATCGTCACCAATTACCGCATTCCTGCCGGGTTTGAATCCAGAGTCTTGAACGCGGTGGTCAGCGCCTCTCCTTCCACCACGGATGCCGAGGTCAACGTCTACTACTCGAACTCCTACGGCGGTTCGACCGGCACGGCGGTTGTGACGGCCACGCCCGGCAGTGAGTTCACGGGCGACGTTAATTTCTACCAGACCGGCGAGTTCATCATTACGCTCAAAAACACGGGAGCGGCCACGCTCGAAATTTCCTCCAGTGTTTTGCTGACCATGCGCCCGTTGGGCGCGGAAGGCACGCTCTTGGTGGGCAGCGTGGTTGCCGGGCCGAAAGGCCAGCCCGGAATGCGCGGCGGCCCCGGCCCTCCGGGGACACCCGGAACCGGTGGTGCCGGATCACCCGGCATGGTCTGGAAGGGTGCGTGGACAGTGGGCAATCCGTACACGGTCAACGATGTGGTCAACTACCAGTACAGTGGCACCTACGGCTCTTGGATTTGCCGGGCTGCCAATGTCGCGGCGCTGGGTGTCAATGACCCGCAGGTGGATGCGGTGACGTGGAATTACGTTGCTTACGGCATCTTCGCGCAGGGATCACAGGGGCCGATTGGCCCATCGGGCGGTGAACCGGCATTCAGCAGTACGATTGTCAATGGCCGCGTGGTTAACAGCGCGACGTTCGGCACCAATCCCTATACCGACGA